ATCATCACAGAAAAAGAATTAGGTATCCATCATGGTAGATAGTTTTGGATTTAATGATGGGATAGAACAACAACAAGAAAACAATAGAATCAGACAATATCTCAGTGATTTAAACAATAAAACCAATGATCCAGAAGAAATGATGCTAGAGATCATGGAGGTTCTTAATCAAACTGTAGAACCTATCCCTGAAGTAGGAAAGTTCTATACCTTTGTTTATAATGCCAAGACTCCTGGCGAAACTTATGATCAACATCCTTTGATTGCTTGTACTTCACTAGAGAGATGGGGATTCCGTGGTCTTAACTTTCATTGGCAAAAATATAGGAACTATACATGGGAAGAACTAACAGGACAACTATATGTGGTGCAATATAATGAACTCGATGACCTACTGGATATACCTTATGCTAAATTCCTCCTAAATAACTAAAAAATATTATAAATGTCCTCAAAAATCTCAGGAAAAGTATATCAAAGTTCAGGACCACAGAACCAATTTAAAATACCTGGATTGGGCAATGAAAGGTATTGGATGAAAATAGCCAAAAATCCCCCTGATAAAGGAAAGATAGAATTATGGAATGAAGAGGGTTTACAATTAGATTCACGCATTGGTGTGCTAGATCCTAAGACAGGAAAATGGACATTTAATGAAGCAACTGGTGGAGTTGGGTTGCGAAAAGTAAATGGAAAGATGGTAGATGAAAGAAAAATTTTAACAAATCTAAATGTTAACGGACAAAGTGTACCCAAATTTATTATAGATAAAGCTCAACAATTAGTAATCCAAGACGAACTCCAAGAGAATCCTGGAGATGTAGATGAAGCAAGGAAAACAGCTGAAGAAACAGTACCACAAAATGAAGCTCTCAATAGTGAGAAAGATAATTTAACTAGTGAATTAAATAAAAAAGGAACTGTTGATAGTGCTGAAACAAGAAGAAAGTTTGGTACTTTCGTATATCCTGAAACCCTCAGACAAGATGATCAAGATGTTATTAAATTTACCATACTAGAATATAAACCTAAAGGATTTAAAGCAAGAGCAAATAAACTAGATTTCTTTGGTGAGAGAAGTATAATGAAAGATAGAACATCAGTTGGAACAATAGTACTTCCTATTCCTGCTAACATAGGTGATGCTAATTCATGTGATTGGGGTGAGGACTCTATGAATGCTGTTCAAGCAGCAATGGCTAATATTGGTATAAATTTTCTTACAGGGGCAGACATAGCTGGTACAATAACAGATACTGCAAAAGGAGTACAAGCCAATAAAGAATCGGTTAAAGACGCTTTAGGATCTGCTGTTGTTGAAGCAGCAACAGGGGCTAGTGCAGGAGCACTTCTTTCCAGATCAAAAGGTGTAATAATGAATCCAAATATGGAATTATTATTTAAGAAACCTCAACTCAGACCATTTAACTTTACATTTAAGTTAGCTCCTCGTAATCATCAAGAAGCAATGACAGTAATCAATATCATCAGAACATTCAAACAATCCATGGCTCCAATAAGAAGTCAATCCAATCTATTCTTAAAGACTCCCCATACATATCGCCTCCAATATATGTCAAGGGGGAAAGTTCATCCATTTCTAAACATGTTTAAAGAATGTGCTCTTACAAATCTGTCAATGAAATATACACCCGATGGTAACTATGCTACATATGAAGATGGTGTTATGAGTTCATATGAAATGACTATGCAATTTAAAGAACTCGAGCCAGTATTCAATGATGATTATGAGCAAAGTAGTGCCTCATCAATAGGGGAGGATACTGATATGGATTGGGATACTGCTGATGCAGGTAAAGGAAGAATGACAACTAAAATAGGTTACTAACATGTCAAATTATTTTAAACAAGTTCCAAACTTAGAGTATGTCAGTAGACTTCCTAATGCTAAAATATCTGACTACATCACTGTCAAGAATCTTTTTAAAAGAGGAACCTTAGCAGATGATATATTTCAAGATTTAACTATCTTTACCAAATATGAAATCAAAGGTGATGATAGACCTGATAATGTAGCAAATAAAGTTTATGAAGACCCTGATTTAGATTGGGTGATTCTTCTCGCTAATAATATTATTAACATACAAAGTGAATGGCCAATGCCTCAAAGAGATTTTGATAGATATCTACTAGACAAATATGAAACCTATGAAAAACTTAATGAGGTTCATCATTACGAAACACTAGAATGTAAAAACCTTGTGGGTGCAGTTGTTGTACCAAAAGGGTTATGGGTAGAATCAGATTACTCTGTCACCTATTATGATTGGTATGCAGGAGCAGAAATGACCAAATCATCTTCCGATATAGTAGTTTCAGTAACTAACTATGAGTATGAAGACAATTTAGAAAATGAAAAAAGAAATATTTACTTACTTAAAGCGAGATATTTAAACATTATAAAAGATGATCTAAAAGAAATGATGCAATATAAAAAGGGTTCTACCCAATACTTGGATAAAACCCTCAAGATTGCAGAGAATATTAGATTATATCAATAATCACTCCTCAGCTAGTTTCTGAAAATACTTCAGTGCATCATCCTCTTCTTCATTGGATGAACTAACAGCAGCAGTTACTGTTGCTTCTGCTTTACGTGTCTCAAAACTAGGAGTAAATGATCCACGACTGTTATCCTCATTAAAAACCTCTTCATCTACACGACGAGCAGGTTGTTTATGTCCTAGAACATAATCCAAACGCTTCTTCAGGTCATCATATGACTTGAACTGGTCTGGTGCAGTAACAGCAGCAAGTGAATACTGCTTCTTCCACAATGCTTCTAGAGCATCGTCATCTTCTAAAAGAGGAGATACTTTATCGAACTCTGACTTGTCATAGTTCCAGTAACCATCCTTCTTAACAATCTTCAACTTAAAGTTAGCACCTTGCCAGAAGTCAAAAGGATTAATCGGTGACTCATCCTCAAACTCTGGTTGCATTGCTTCCATTACTTTGTCAAAGATCTTCTTACCAAACTTGTAGAGGAATACTCCACCCTCATTCTGAGGATTGGTAGGATCTTTTACAACATAGATGTTTGCATAGTATGAAAGCTTACGCTTCTGTCTACGAACAACATCCTTATCGGACTCATTACCACTGTTCCAGAGTTCACGATTGTGCTCTGATACAGGATCTTTGCCACCTGTTGTAGTCAAAGAGTTTTCAATATACCAACCACCTGGTCCTTGAAATGCATGTGAATA